CAAATTTGAAGTTTATAAAGCCACCAAACATTCTTGCGACCAATTCTTGATATCCTGCGAACATGTTATAAGTTGCAAGTCCGCCAATCCTACCAGTTTGTAACAGATACACATTTGTATATGCCAATTCAAAAGGATCAAATGTTGTGCCTCCTTCAGAAGATGAAGCGCCACCTACTGTTCTTCTATATATTCTAGTGACATTAATTACTTCAGCTGGTAAAGTGTATTGTGTTTGATTCTCTCTCAATTCCAAGAATCCATATGATTCTTCAACTGAATTTGAGGATCGCTGTCTGAATTTGTCTACCGCTGATGTAAATGCCATTTCCAAGTGTGAAGGATCAAGTTCGACTTCAATCATCCCATCACCTAGGCGTGTTTTTACGTAGTCAAAGATCTCTTGCTTTGCTGTGTTGGTTTGAGCATCTGTGGCAGAAGATAATGCAGTATCTGGCATGTGTGTATTTATAGCACCATAAATATGTAAAATGCCAAGACTATCATTATTCAAGCCTGAAAAAGGTAATGACTTCAATTTCATTGATCGCAACGTAGGTGAAATGTTCCAGGTGGGCGGTACAGATGCCTACATACACAAGTACATATCACCTAATGATCAAGGCGAATTAAATGATGCTAGCCAACCACAAAGGACTGGAGATTCTCTTAACGAACTTGCAATTCAAGACATGTTGTTTTTGGAAAACAGAGATAGGAAATATGATCCTGATGTGTATCATACACGTGTAATTTATAATGTAGGCGATATTGATTTTGATCTATCACAGTTTGGATTGTTTTTACAGAATGATCAATTGTTTATGACATTTCACATTCGTGATATTGTTGAAGCACTTGGCCGTAAAATTATGGCAGGTGATGTTATAGAACTGCCTCATCTTAAAGATGATTATTCTTTAGATACTAATGATTCAGAAACAATAAAAAGATATTATGTTGTTGAAGATGTTAGTCGTGCAGCTGAAGGGTTTTCAAAAACATGGTGGCCTCATCTATACAGGGTCAGAGTAAAGGGAATCACCGATGCACAAGAATACAGAGATATCTTAGGTGACAAAGATGAAAACACATCACAAAAAACCAGAGATAAAGAACTTGAAATAAACCAAGCAGTGTTAGATCAAGCTGAATCTGATGCACCGCAGTCTGGTTACAACACTAAACAGCTTCATGTCATGCCAACAGACGAAGAAGGCAAAGTTGCTTTGGTCACAGTCGATGATGATATACTTACAGACGAAGGCAACATTTCTATGGATGCTATTTACAAGTCTCCACAGGCAAATGGATATCTCGAAGGATATCTCACAGGAGATGCTATTCCAGCCAACGGAGAAACATATTCTTTTGGCACATCATTTCCTTCTAATCCTGTTGAAGGATTGTTTTTCCTACGCACTGACTACGCACCAAATAGATTGTTTAGATATGATGGCAGAAGATTTGTAAAAATAGAAGATGGAGTAAGGATGAATATGTCTAACACAAGCACACAGGGTACTACATCCAAAGGCACTTGGTCAGATTCAACTTCTTATGTTGTTAATGACTTGGTTAATTTTGGTGACGAATTATACGTTGCTAAAGCGGCATCAACAGGCGTTCGACCTGGCACAGCAGGGGCAACATCGAGTTGGAGACAAGTGAGAGAAACACAAAAAACAGGATTTATCAACAACACGAACACAACATCATTGGAAGATGGCACAACAACATCAGAGCGTGTTGCATTAAGTAAATTATTGAAACCAAAGGCTGACAACTAATGCAACATTTTTACGATGCACAGATAAGAAGATACATTCTACAATTCATTCGTATGATGTCTAACTTTAATTACATCACAGGAAAAAATTCAAAAGGCGCCAAAGAAACATTGCAAGTGCCGGTCAAGTATGGCGACATGTCAAAGCAGGTTGCACAAATTATCAAAAAAGGATCCGAGAACACACTTATTCCTGCGCCACAAATTTCATGTTACATCACTGACCTTAGATATGATAGAGAAAGAATGTACAATCCATATCACATAGACAAAAAAAATATCCGCGAACGTGAATTTAATTCTGAAACAGGTGAATACACTGGCGCTCCTGGACAAAGCCACACCATTGAAAGAATCATGCCAACACCATTTGAATTAACTTTTAACGCTGATATTTTCACCACAAACACAGATCAGAAATTACAAATATTGGAACAAGTGTTAGTGCTTTTCAATCCAGCTCTTGAATTACAAACCACTGATAATTTTTTAGATTGGACATCTTTGTCTTTTGTTGAACTTACAAATGTTAACTTTAGTTCACGTGCTATCCCCCAAGGGATTGCTGATGAGATTGATGTTGCCACGCTAACATTTAGAACACCCATCTTTATTTCGCCACCAGCAAAATTAAAACGTCTTGGCGTCATAGAAAAAATTGTTATGAGTATTTTTGATGAAGACGCAGGCACAGTTGATGTAGATGGCATTCTTGGCGAATCACTACTTTCAAAACAAAATGTTACGCCAGGTCAATTTGCATTGTTATTACTTGGTAATAAGATGACACTGCTTGGCGAATCATCAAAAAATAGCACATCACATGCATCTAACAGAGAAAATAGAGTGTTTCAATCGCAGTCACAGTTTGGAGCGAAAACAAACTGGACAAAACTTGAGGGACTATACAGTGAAAATGTAAGAGGCGGATTGAGCAAAATATTCTTACAACAATCAACTAAAAATGTAAATGGTGATGATATAACAGTTGAAGTTGAAGGCACTATTGCAATTGATCCACAAGACGAATTTACAATGTTATTCACTGTCGATACTGATAGTACTCCTACCAACACACTCAATCCAATCAACGCAGTCATCAATCCATTGACATTTGATCCTACTGGAGTACCTGTAGGCACTAGATACTTGATCACAGAAGACATTGGAAACAAAAAAAATACAGATGGCAAGACAGCTGCAGAAACAGAAATACATGCTTCAAGAACTGCACAACCAACGGCAGATACAGTGCCAAACTTTGCACAGGCATGGGGGACTACCATAGCATCTGCCAATGATATAATTCAATTAGATGATGCTGGCAACTGGGTGCGAGTGTTTGATTCTGATGAAAACACACTGTTTTCAGATTCAAGTTCTTTCCAAGAAACACAATATGTTACCAATCTTCTAACAGGTGTGCAATTTAAGTGGATGCCGGATCGAGGATTTTGGGTCAAATCCTATGAAGGATTTTATGAGCCAGGTACTTGGCGATTAGAATTTTAGAATATAAAATATTAGTATGAGTCAAATCACAGCAACTGGCTGTTTGTTCTATGCCAAGACAACTAAAAGATTTTTATTTTTAAAAAGAAAGTTGAAACAAAAAGGCACTTGGGGTATGGTTGGCGGCAAATCTACTGCGACAGAAAGTCCCTGGCAAGGACTGCAGAGAGAAATAGTTGAAGAAGTTGGGCATCAACCAACAATACAAAAAACTATTCCATTAGAACTTTTTGTAAGCAAAGACACCAGATTCAAGTTTCATACCTTTGTGTGTGTAGTAGAACAAGAATTTATACCCAAATTAAATGGTGAACACTCAGGTTATGCATGGGTTTCAATCAATTCATGGCCAATGCCTTTACATGATGGAGTTAAAAAAACTTTACAAAGTAAAATAATCAAAACTAAACTACAAACTATATTAGACTTAATTGTTTGATTACATTAAAGTAATCATGATGTTGATTACACCAGTATCTGTGCTGTTGTGAGCTTCAATTGCTTTGCCAATTACAGTGCCTATAGAAGGATTTGCTTCTGCTCTAGCTCTGCCGTTGCCAGCTGACACTAACAAATCTCCTGGTTCAATTATTCCTTGTATTTTGCAAGGGACACGTCCAGTCATTGCTAGTTTTACTCCTTGACTAGCATTGTTAAGAATAAATCCTGGATCTGTGGATATTACTCCTGCAACTGAACTATGTGCATCTACATTGCACTTGCCGACTTTATTTTGGCCAACAAAATGTACAACATCTCCTGGCTCCAGTGTTAGATCATCAGTTGGAAATACCTCAGCTAAGTCAGCATATTGTGCCGCTGTTGCAGTGGTATCTAAGATATTAGTGGATGGATTATAGGTTAGTCCTCCATCAATGACTAATGTTTGTGCTGTGGATGAACTGTCTTGTGTGTCCACCATTGGTACAAAAAATGCGGCGTCGGTGCCACCAGCTGATATAGTTTTCACTGTGTCTGCCACAGTTGCTTGACTGGCTGTGCCAGTGAGTGGACCTACAAATGATCCTGCTGTAACACTATCGACTGTAATATCCGCATCAAGGTTTACAGTAACTATTTGTGAAGAACTGGTTGCTGTAGTAATGTTTGTGCCACCGGAAAATTGTAAAGTATCTGTGCCAACAGCCAATGTAAATGTTGCAGAGTCATCGCCTACCACAGTCAGATCGCCACCGCTTACTCCAGCTATTTCAGCATCTACATAAGCCTTAACAGATTGTTGTGTAGGAATCAATGTGGCAGAATTAGATGCCATGTTGTCTTCATCTACAAATGCTGTTACTGTGATGGCTCCGTCACTTAGTGAACCAAATGTAACTGTGCCTGATAAGTTTGCTGATGCGCCTTCAAGGTTTGCAACAAGTGTTGCAGTTGAACTGTCTGTGATGCTTGTTGCATCAGCATCGGAAGTTGTCAGAACTGCTTTGAATTTGTCATCACCTTCGTTCCAATAAAGTGCGGCATTGTTACCTGCTGATCCACGTTGTATATAAAGGCCTGCATCAACGTCTGCGCCACCTGAATTGTTTTTATTCAATTCAATAAGTGCATCGGATATTTCTAAGTTGGTTGTGTTGACTGATGTAGTAGTGCCTGACACAGTCATGTTGCCACCAACTTCAATGTTGCCAGTCATTATAATATTTCTTAATCCTGATATATCTTTGTTGGAGTCAACCACTAATGCCTTACTTGCTGTAACAGTTCCTGCTGTAAGATCGTCAATTTGTTCTAAGTCTGCTTCATTTATTACAGCACTACCAATTGTTAGTCCAGTGCTAGTCACAACCCCACTGAATGTTGCGGCATCGTTTGTGTTTACTGCACCTCCAACAAAAAGTGCTCCACTAATATTAGCGGCTTCATTAATTTGTATGGCAGTTGAATCACTTGTTTGGAAAATTTGTGCATCAATAATGTTTGCGTTGAGCGTACCAGTCGCTGTAAGAGTCAGCGCCTCGACAGTGCCAGACGCAGTAATATTTCTGAATGTACCAGCGTCTTTGTTGGAATCAACAACCACTGCCTTGGAAGCTGCCACTGTGCCTGCTGTGACTCCATCGATGGTTTCTAGTTCGGCTTCGTTGATTGCGGCACTACCTATTGTAAATCCTGCGGCGGTGATGGTGCCACTAGCTGTTAAGTCCGCTAATCCTGAAGCAACATTGGCTGAAGCATCAAGCACTAATGCTTTGTTGGCAGCACCTGCTCCGTTGGTTATGCCGTCAATTTTTTCTAGATCAGTTTCATTTATGTCAGCGGATCCTATGATGAATGATCCTGTTACAGTTACATTTCTAAATCCAGATGCATCTTTGTCACTGTCTACAACCACTGCCTTACTTGCGGCAACTGTGCCATTTGTGATGCCATCTATTTTTTCAAAATCCGTTTCATTAATGGATGCACTGCCAATAACAAATGATCCTTCTGTGGTTATATTGCCAACTGATGTAATTGTTGAATTGACTTGTAGTGTGCCTTCTATGTTAGCGTTGTCGGCTATTGTCACAGAAGTTGAATCTGCAGATGAAATGGTGTTTACTGTGGTTATGTTACCATCTAAGCTTATTGTTAGAGATCCACCTGAGTCAGTGGATGTAGAAATCCCGTTGCCGCCTGATATTCTTAATTCATCTGTGCCACCTTGCAGATATATGCCTGTTGAGTCATCTGCAATGACCCTGAAAATTGTTTCACTTGCTAGAGCTTGACGTGATCCGCCTGCTGTCGAACCATCATGTACAACCAATCTGCCATCGGTTGTATCTACTGATATTTCACCGTTTGCTCCTGTAAAAGCATTGTTTTGTGCTGTTGTACCTCTTCTGAATTGGACTGTGGTTGGCATGCTATATTTATTAAGCTCCTACGTGCGACTCACTTGAGCCTAAATCAGTGGTTGCTGTGCTTCCTATCGGCTCCATGTTGTCAAAAAGTGTTATCAGCGAAACTCCAAATGCATCTAAAGTGGTTGCTGTACCAACACCATCAGAATCTTCTTGGAAATCTGTAGCAGAAGAATCATCTGTTGTAGGAAAACTTGATGCTGTTGAATTAGGAAAACCTGCCTTAGCAAAATTATCTGATACATAGGACACTGTTGTAAGATGGTTGTTTTCTGTTGGAGTGCTGTTGCTACTGGCTACTCCAGCAACTTGTAGTGTAGATGTTAGTTGTAGTGGTGATGTAATAGAAACTGCAGAAGAATCATTTGCTCCTATTTGGTTTAAACTTATATTTGTGGTCTCCATTGTTCCAGTAGCAGTAATGTTTCCACTTGCTGTTATGTTGCCAGAAGACGTAATAGCACCTGAATTGATCACACCAGAAATACCAACAGCTCCATCAATGCTTAGTGTGCCTGAGTCTTCAGCTCTCAAGGTTCCTGCTATCATCAAGTCGTCTTTGATCGTTACTGCTGTGGAATCAACTGATGATATTTCATTGACATCAAGAACATTCACACTTAAAGTACCAGAAACATTAAGATCGTCTTGGACTTGCACGCCTGTTGAATCTGAAGATGCAATGATATCTATATCACCAGCGTCTACAAATTCTAATGCTGTTGCGTTTGCATTGACTCTTAACACTTGATTGGCAGAGCCAATAGATAGTGCTGATCCAGTACCGCCGTTTGCTAGAGGTACTGTTTCGCCTGTTTGAAATTCACCTAGTCCTGTTGCTACATTACTTGCGTCAAATACTACTCTTACTGGGGTCTTGTCTGCCATGTATGATATTTATGGTAGTTTAAAATTGAAACAGGGTTACTGTATCTGTAGATGTAAGAGAAGTTCCATCTGATAAAGTAAAAGTTTGTCCAGCCTGTGTGTAAACTGGTTCAGTGTCAATGGTAGCATTGAATTCTAGAACTTTTGCTGGAGTCGATGCTAATAATTGTGCATCGGTCAAGGTTGAAGATCCATCTGATGTAAAAAGTTTTACTCTTTGAATTGGTCTAGCACCTGTTTTGGCTGTATTACCTAGTAGTGTAATTTTACTTGTTCCAACTTTGCTGTCTTCTGGCAGGGTAGCTCCTGTGGCAGAAATAGCCAAAGTTCCTGTGCCATCTGAACTGATTGTCGCACCGCCGATGTCTATTGTTTCACTTGCCAAAAAAGCAGTCTTCCATCTTTTGTTTTCCGTGCCTAAGTCATATGTAGCGTTTTCAGTTGGAATCAAATGTCCATCAAAATTAAATCCATCAGCAGAATCATCGATACTGAAAGTGTTTCCGGCTATCCTGATGTTTTCTATTCCAACGCCAACACTACTACTGTCTTGTACAGATAATTTACTGCCGCTTATTTGAAGATCCCCTAAGTCAGATGATCCTCCACCTCCTCCACTAATTGTAATTGTTTTTGTTGCTCCTGATCCTGTGACTTCTACGCCATCTCCGACAAAATTAAGCGTGGTGGCTGATGTGTCTAATGATGTACCCTCGTCTTGAATTGTTAGAGAACTACTGCCTCCAGTAGTGACTAAGGTTCCTCCTGGAGTGACACCATCGCCAATTCTGAGTTGACCAGTGACTGTGTCATGTGCTAGATATGTGTCTTCCAACACATGTGTTGTGATGTCTCTGTTTTTGAAAGAGCCTTTTATTTTTCTAAAGGCCATGATTGATTCCTACACAAGTTCCTTGAGCAATGTCTCTAGTTTCGAAGTAGTTTCTTTAACTTCTTCTCCAATTTCTTCATCATCATCAGTAAGTTCGTCTATGACTGGTGATTCTTTGCCTTGTGAAGCTTTTGCCATCTCAATTTCTTGTTGTAATGGTGATACCATAACTTTTTGTGCTTCAGAATCATCATCATTTGATTTATCTGCAACAGACACTTTAGGATCACTACCATCTTGCGGAATGGTTATATTGATTGGAATCTCTACTTTGATGCTTCGTTCAGTTAAAAAATCATGTGCTCGCATATATGAAAGTATTTATTTTACTTGATCTAGGTTGTCTGAAAACTTATACTAATAATACATGTATGCTTTCCATCATATACCAAAATGTGCAGGATCAAGTTTGCAACAACGTATGATAATGCATGAACACAACGGGGATCTTGCCAATGGATCTACTTTAGTATGTTATGATGCTGTGGGTCGCGAATGGTCCTACAAAGTAAGTGATGACGCTGATTACAATCCTAAAGAAAGTTTGCACCACCAAACATTTCCCAGGCATCGAGGGCAACCTGTCAATGAAGATAATGGCAATGTTATTATTGCAATGGGACATTCCATTGACTACTCTTGGCCAGGGCATCATATAACGTGGATAAGGAATCCTTATGAGCGGGATATTTCTCACTACAATTATGATTACAATCTTGGCAGGATCAATAGAACTTGGCCAGAATGGCATCAACAAATGCCAACTGACTGGATTGTGTTGTGGTTGTACACCAGATGGTTGAAACAACCAGAAACAGATGCACATGTGATGTATGAGGCCATTGTGAATTCAAAATTAATAATTAGACCTATGCAAACATTTGAACAGGACTATAAATTTATATGTGAGAAACTTAATGTTAAACCACTATCCATAAAGGACAATGTGCAAACTGACAAAAACATTCCGCCTGAACAATTAAATGAGTATGATATTGACGAACACAAAGATGATAATGATTTTGATTGGATGTTGTATGAACTTAGTGTCCAGAAGAAAGATTCGCTGACACATCCATAAAGTTCATTAAGAAAAAGTCTGTGCCATCATACACCCACTGTGTAACATCACCAGATGCTGTTACTATGTTGTTAGTGCCTGCTTTTAAGTTAGTACCACTGACGTCATATGTCACAGCATGTCTTGATATGACTGTAATAATTTGGCCAACTGTGGCATCATCGAATGTTGTTATGGTGACT